CAACACCAAAGAAAATAGCGTTCTCTTTCTTGAAGAAATCACGTTGTAATAATCTAGGTAAAGTTTGAGTGATAAACGGTAAACTCTTAACCATTTGCTTAGAGAAAGTAGAGAAACCAGCAATGTAGTCAGTTACAATTTTAGTTTCAGTCAAAGAGTAGTTATTTTCTCCTTTGTCTAAACCTTCTGTTTGAGCAGCAATGTTGTTAGTTTCGCCAGCGTCCTCTTTGTAGAATACATAAAGACCTGTATCACTTTTAACTGTAGGGATTAAATCTCTAAAGTTTACTTTTTGTGCAGGGAATATAGCTTGACGGTTAGAATAACTAGCAACAGGATCTCCTGTTAAGTTACCACTTAAAGTCATTGTTTTTACTTCTGGTAACTCCATACGGAATTTACCTGTAGAGTTCAAAGACTTCTCCATTTCGCCCATACGACCGTCTAATTTCTCCATAATAGCCTCGTCCAAATGCTTTACTTCTTTAGAAGCAGCTTTCTTTTGAGTTGCAGCAGCAGCGTCGAATTGCTTTTGCATTTCGTCTTTTACAACGCGGATTTCAGACTTAACTGAATCCAATTCAGCAGATACGTCAGCTTTAATGCCTTTTACGTTTTCTGCCATTTCTTTTACTAAATTTTCCATTTTTACTTTTTAAATATGTTATTAAATTCCTTAATTGCCTTGAGTACTTCTTCATCAGTTTTTGGTGCTTCTGCTTCGATTATCGGCTCAACTGATTGCTCGGGTTGAGTGATTTCTTTAACGATTTCGATTTCCAATAACTCACTTTGAATTCTCTTTATTTCAATTTCAATCAAGCTAAAGGTTTCGTCTGTGAAACGTCCACCTTTAAATGCTTTGATTAAACTTTCTAGCCTATTGCTTAAATCCTTCTTTTTGTCTTGCTCAGACTTAAACGCTAATGTTGGAGTTTCTGGATTAGCTGCCCAAAGTACCGCTGAACCTTCATAAAGTTTTAATTCAGTAATTGTACGTATTCCGTTTTTATCAACGTTAGATTTCATTGTGCTAAATCCAATTGAGTGTTGGTTGATTAAACCAGCCTCGTACATTTTTATAATGTCTTCTCCTTTCTCCGTTTCTACTATTGGAGTAATTGCTATTAACATATCCCCTTCAACGTACAACTCAACAGGTTTACCGATTACGTTATTCATATCGGCGCAATGGTCTACTAATGACCAAATCAAATTCTTTCCTGCAGGGCCACGCTCCGCAATGGTTTTAGTAAAAGCCTCTGGAACAATAATATCTCCGTCTAAATCAATGTTACCTGTTCTTGCCCAAACTGCTTTAACTCTGCGTTGTTCGCTGTCAACGTCTAATATATTGTAGCCAACGTCTTGCTTTTCAACAAGTACGTCTTTAGATTGAATTTTACTCATAAGACAAAGTTATTATATTTTTTTATTATTGTAGTGCTTCTGCTAATAAATTACCAATTGTCATTCCGATTGTATTTCCTAGCAATCCCCAAATAAGACCTGCATCGCCCATTGGCGGATTTTCTGTGTACTTCATCAATTTACCTGTTGCATCTCTTTGTGCTTCATATCCTAACGTACAACGGCAATTGCAAACGTCTGCTGCGCTTCCCATTGGATCGCAGGGGTGTAGCATAAATTCAAAGCCTCCATTTTTAGATTGCACTTGAAATCTAGCGTCCATTGCAACTTGCACACCGTCCATATGTAAATGATCAAATTGGTCTCTTGGAATGCGTCTTGTCCTATTATCTTTTGCCGCTATCCATTCCTTAACAGTTACCAATCCTGTTGACATTGCGCCAACCATTGAACCAATGTTTGCTGCTTTGCCTGTTTCCGTTCTTGCTATTAATTCTGCTCTATAATCAGTTATTCCTGCTTTTCTTAATAATGCAATTGTTTCTGACAATGTTAAGTTTTGCTCCTGGCCTTGTATTAGATAACGTCTAATTTGTTCTTTTGTTGTATCGGTAATATCAGCAGCTAATTGGCTTAATCCTTTTGTTTCTAAGTATTGGATTATTACATAACCAAATAAATCCGTTTCTGCTGACTTTGTTTCCAATTCCTTGTATTGGCCCTTTACAGACTTTTTAACGCTACTTTTACTTATTGTAGCCATACGAGTACCCATTGCGACATGAAGCTGCTTAATGGTCTTCTCTAGGCCTTTTGAACTAATAGCGTCGTAACTTAATGTATCACAATAAGTGTCAACTTGTTTTTGTAACTCCTTTTTAAATTTAGGCGAATACTGAACAAGTGCGTTTAAATAAAGCTTTCTGTAATCTTGCCAAATCATTTATTTGTCAATTGAATCAATTAGTTTACCTGCTGCATTGAATACGTCAGTTTGGTGTTGCGCTCCTGCTCTTTGTCTAATAGCTATTAATCCTGCTCTGTCTACGTTTACAAAGTCACTTGTATATATGTAGTGCCAATGTTGTTTTGTTTCTGCGTCAGCGTTTGCGTCGATTCCTAAGAACCATTTGCCATATGCTGCCATACCGTTTTTTTCTATGTATGCGTTCTCTTCCATTGCGCTAGGTGGATTCCACGAAGAAGGTGTTTTTACTTTACCGTCAGCAACTAAACCTGCTGCGTGACTTACTCCTGCTTTGTTAATCCCTGTTGTTGCCTTTTGCTCTAACTGATTTTTTAATTCGTCTAATTCATTAATAAATTTGTCTAAACTATTCATTTTATGCTTTTTTAGGTGTAACGTCTGTTGGTATTACTAACGGTTGAAATTGGTCTACAGGTTGTAAATTGCTAGGGATATATAGTTTCTCCATTTCTGCCATATCAATATAGTCTGGAGTTTTCATTCCCATTACTTCCATTTTTTGAGCAGGTGCAATCCACCAAGCTTTATCTAACCAAGTAACTTGATCCGCTTTATTTGCTTCTAATTCTTGATAAACTTTAATATCATAGTCAACATAGATATTGGTTCCTTTGTATCCCCAATCAGTATGTAGCTTTCTATTAAGATTGTCTCTTATTCCGTCTAATAAAGGAATAGCGCAACGCAATGTTAATGCCTTTTCGCCTTCCTGTTGGTTATTATATGTCTTTGAATCACTATCGTTCAACAATTGAGAAGGCACACCGTAAATATTACAAAGCGACTTCATATCCCACTTCTCCGACTCAATGATATTTAATTCAACAGGGCTTAATCCTATTTGTTTCCAATCAACCTTATAACCACTTACCGCAATAGAGTTAAAGTTACTTGCGCCACCTTTTTGACTTATAGCCGTTTTAAGTGCCTGTGCCTGTTGTGCGCCGCTGATAGGATCAAAGTTATCGTCATTCATAAACAATACACCTGCAGGGCCTCCATTTTGGAATGAAGCCACTGCTGCCGTTTTAGCTTCGTTAGAACGTGTTAAAGTTCTAGCCGCCGCCATTAATGGCGACTGACCGTATAATTCATTTCCTGTAACTGACCAATAAGGGTTAAAGTATTTGTCGTGTAATATTTCTCTTGTATCGAAACTCCACAACTTACCGTAGTACAATTGGTATCCAACTCTTGTAGGTGGGAATACTTCAATATTTGCAATGATAGCCATATACTGTGCTGGTAAAGCATATATTTCGAAAGGCTTTCCTTGATTTGCTCCAGCTTCAATAAGTTTACCATATATAAAAGAATTTCCTGTTATTAATTTAAAACCGCACCATTGCTCCACTAAGTCTGAAAACGTGTCCTCTTCATTTGGATATTTCAATAACTCATTAAGTCTTTGATCCCCTGTGTATATTTCAAACCCTTTTGTATGTAATTCTTTTACCTCTTGCCAATTAGTTATCTTGTCTGGTTGCTTCATTAATGATTTATACCTAGCCGCCGAAACTTCATCAACTATTTTATAAACGTGGAACGGAGCAAGTTTTGCTTTATCAGTAATCAATTTAATGATTGAATAAACTATGTCATTCTTTTGGTAACCGTCTTGAACATATGATTGTGAATTGGCACCTTGCCAACTTACAATTCCATGTTGTATAGCGACCTGAGAATTAAACGGTATCTTGGGCAATAATGTATTCGGTTTATTCAAACCTAAGAAATCTAAAAATCCCATATATTGTGTATTTAGCCAAAATTACACATTTTATGCGTAACATAAGTCAATCTTCTTTCTTTTAGGATTATTTATATAGTTTTTCATTGTACCATAATTATAGCCTAATGTATCACAAGCTATTTTTAATGAATCATAAAAAATACCAGTTGTTATATGTAAAACTAACTTTTGATTTTCAATTCTAGCCTTTTCGTGTGCTTTATCTCTTAATCCTGTTTTAACTGCATGAATTACGTTTTCGCTACATGTTACCCATTCTAAATTAGAAATATGGTTATTTGATTTATTCCCATCAATATGGTTCACCTGTGGCTTATTTTCTAAATTACTCATAAAACTTTCAGCAACTAACCTATGTAATTGATACTGCCTTTTATATTTAGATTGATTTAAAGTTACTCTATGATAACCTTTATTAGAAATATTTTGAGTTATAAACCTATTTAATTTATTACTATATATATTACCATATTCATCAATTAGATAATCTTCATAATCTTTTATCTTTTTCATAAATAAAAAAAGGGCTTCAAAATAGGCATAGTGAGATTATGCTTCTTTATCTGCCCTAATAAGTTTTGAATTGAGTATCTCACACTCATTGCAAATATACGCATTAAAACACACTAACTGCAAATTTCGGCATATATTCAAATATCATTCTCATTGCTAAACAATCACTAAAATCTGGTGAACGTCCTATCAATGCTTTAACCCTATCTTTTTGAATAACTCCCTTTTTTGCGTCGTTGTCTACTGACTTTTGTTTTATTTGTTCAAGTTCTTGAATAATCAATTGTTTCTGTTTGCCGTCTGCGTTGATATATAATTTACTATCATTTAGAAACTCCGCTAACTTAAAGTAACATTGGCTTTTTAGATTGTCAAAGTTTTCTTTCTTATGTGTGATAGGGTTTTCTAATGGAGAACTATTGTTCACGAAACCTTTGCAACGCAATATGTCAACTACTCCGCCACCAACTCCATCTTCATCGACTACTATTTGAGAATTAGGAACTTGAAACTCTTGCTGAAACTTTTTTATAATGTCAGCCACTTCCACGACCGACTTACCATTAAACTGATGAAGTTTAACACGTAGGCCGTCCCATATCCCAATAACAGTACTATCACTCCCAAAACGAGCAACGTCGCAAGTAATATAACGTGCGCCACTAGGTACAAAAGTATTACCAAACGAATCAAGTATTTTGTCATAATCAACTAAATTTGAGGGATCAAAATTATATTCCCAATTTCCAAATAATAATCTTTCCTTAGATATTAAATCCATTTTTAATAATGAATCTTTATAATGCTTTGATACATAAGGGTTATCGTCACTTAAAGCAGGTATAAATACTTTACTTTTATCAATAGTTTTATCTAAACTAGGTTTATAAAATTCACTATAAACCCAATTTTTAGCAGGATTGCAAGTATAAAGAAACTTTGGTATTAACCCATTTTCATCTAATTTATGCCTAGTTCTTGAAATAATAACATTTCTTGCCTTATCTGATATTTGATTCGCTTCATCTAAAAAAACATCAGTAATTTCTAATCCTCCTAATTCGTCAAACTCTGGATCACTAGGATAAGCAAATAAATCTTTTAAGAATATTATAGAACCATTAAAGAATTTAATTTGTTTTGATTGGTCATTATATTCAAAATGTTTATTGACTTCTAATCCTTGCATTTTTGCTATTTCAAAAAATGATAGTAAAGTTGTTTCTTTAAGAGTTTTTAATACGGCTCTACCAATTAAACCTCTTGTATTGGGGTATTTTAACCTTCTTTTTAACTGCCAATAAACACCCAATGCAGTTTTTCCACCACCAGCCGCTCCGCCAAATAATATTTCATTTGTAATATTATCTTCTAAATAATCTAATGCAATTGTTTGTTTTTTAGTTAGTTTCATAACTAAATTTATAACCTCCAACGTGATTAATAGCCTTACCATTCATATGACCAAATTTTACCATAGCTTGTATTCTTCTATCACATCTATTAATTGATTTAGCAGCGTCTTTTATAGAATTATGAGTACATATAAAAATATTATCTAATGTATATTGATTTACTTTTATTGATATATTTTCTTTTGTCCATTTACCTGCATTTGGATTAGGTTTGCCTATTTTAGAATCTGAAATCTTTTTACATTGTTCTAGAGTTAATTTTCTACCTCCCATTGTATTGCCACCTTCTCCCCCAATTGTATGATTATATAATTTACACCCAATTGATTTAAATAATCTTATGTATGCTTTTTCAGCAATTTGCCACATATCCTCAGAAACTTCATCGATAATATTGAAAACAGGTTTTATATCAAGTGAATGAATCCATTTTGATGTCCTAGTTTTAAGCTTAGAAGATAAGTGTTTACTAATCCTAGTTTTAAAATTCTTTGATTTACCAATATATTTAACCTCATTTGTATAAGGACACGATATTGAATATATTACGATATTATTGCTCATAAGTTTTTTCTTCGTTCCAAGTAATATTTAATCCACCTGTTACGTCCATTTCTTGTCTTTCTATATAACCTCTTCTTTTACCCTTAGTTTTTAAATAAAATATTGTAGAACTAACTTCTCCTTCTTTTATTTGTTTATGCAATTGAGATTCAACAAAATCTAATGCAATATCTGATATTGATTCAACTGCTTCTTTGTATTCTAAATCTTCTTTAAGCCATCTATAATGAGTTTCTCTTGATATTCCAACTGATTTACAAGCAGTAGTAACTACACCAAGTGACTTTTCTAAGGATTCTATCATTGCCCTTTTTTGTATGTCATTATTTGTCATACTACAAAGATACACCACAATTAGGGCAAATAGTACTTGACTTAGTATTATCTATCTTTTGCGGTTCTTCATTTGTAGGTACTAAAAAGTCTATGTTAACTCCCCAATCGTCTAAGTCTTCTAATTGCCAATCATTGTTTGCTAGTAAATCCATATCCCAGCTTCCATAATGGGTGTTATCAATTACTAATAATTTCTTCTTTTGTTTGTCCGTTAAGTTAGACATTACAATAATAGGCACATCTTGAATGCCTAATTCAATACAAGCACGGTAACGCTGATTACCTCCTAATATTATGTTATTCTCATCTAATATTAATGGCTTTGCTTGTAATAAACTAGGGTCGTCTTGAATAGACTTGACTAATTTATTAAAATCTATTTTGTCTATTTTACGAGGGTTATTTGGGTTCGGCTTTATTTGGCTTATTAGCATTATCTATTTTTAGTTGGAGTTCTTATTGAAGCCGTTTCTGGCACTTTCTTAATATAAATATTGTTAAAGTCTACCGTCTTAGCGCATTTTGTACACTTAAATTTATGCTTCGGTAATTCATAACTCCAAATGAATGTTTCGGTTATTGTACCGCATTTGCACTTATAAACGTGCTTTGCTAGTTTGTTTATCATTTGCCTTGTCCTCTTGTTGGTTTAGGTGCTGGTGAATGTTTATTATAAGACTTCTTAGCCTTACCATTTTTTCTTTTACCGAAAACTACTTTGCCTACTGTTAATCCTTTAGCTTTTGCCATATTTCTCTATTATTTCATTTAACTCTGTTCTGCTCCAACGTTTAACTAACCTAGCATTTTGCTCTAAATAAATTAAAACACTTTCACCATATTTTTCAATAATTCCTTTTCTGTATCCTATTAAATGAAATTCGTCAAAACAATTCGACCACTCGCATTCTCCATTTACGTTAAATTCATCAAATCTCAAAGCACTTCCCCCTTTCTGAGGCGCAAAGTGTCCAGCATTCATTTTGTCAATTGGCAATGTTTTACCACAACTAATGCAAGTAAAATATCCGTCTTGACTATCCCTTTTACGAATATAAGCGTTAAACACTTTTTGGGCCTTTGCAGTAAGTTTTGGAATGGTTATTAATGCCATATGACAAAATTAGGGTTTAACTTGTACACGAACAATTAAAAGCTGGATTAATATTTGATAAGTCTTGGCCTGTAAATAAATCATTTTGTGCAATATTTAATAATTGTTTGTAGGTAACGTCTCCCAAATATGTATGTCCTTTGCCTTTTGATTTGCTTAATTCTTCATCTTCTATCCATTCTGTTGCTAATTCTGGATAACTTCTAAGTATATTAATGATTGCATTTTTACCCTTTAAGAAACATAAAGTACAATTCCCAAGTATTGCAGGTATTTCCAATGTATATGGTTTTTTGCTCCAATAGTCATTAACCTGTGCTTTATCTATTCCTTGTTCATATAGTGGAAATTTTGGGTGTATATACTGTTGTCTTTGCTCATAACCTTTTACTCTTCGTTCTTCGTCTGATCTAAAACCTACTAACCATTCATAATTTTGCTTACCATAATTTGCCCTTAACCATCGTTTAGCAGTTTTTATCTTTAATTCAATTGTGCAACTTCTTTTAACTCTGTTAGGAATATGATTCCAATGCTTCTTTTCTAACATTCCTCTAAATCCACCTTCATAGCTAATTCTTATAATTGGTATATTCTCAAATGCTTCAAAGTCATTTATAAATTTATATGTTTTAGGGTGTTCTCTTCCTGTGTCTGCAAATATTACTAAATCCCCTTTTCTATAATTTAAGATTGTCATTAACGCACTTGTTTTGCCACCACTAAAATTTATTACTCTTATCATTGTTTCATTGTTCTAAATATCACTATTCGGTTATTAAATTCGAATCTTCGTTTATTTACTGGGTTTAATCCCATTTTAATTGAATGTTCGGTAGAATGTATCGTTCTTGACGCATAAGCGACCGATTTAAAGACTTTCTCTTCTTTTGTGTCCAAGTATATCATTTTAACGGCAAATGCGTTTTCGTGGCCTTTAGGATTCATTTTTGTTTGTTAAATAGTAAAATACTTCTTTTAAGATTTCCCATATTATAATTGTTAATAATATTTTAAGCATATATACTTTTTAGCTTTGAGTATATTGTTAGCGTTGTATATAAAAAACAGGCCAACGGAACTGATATAAAAAAGAATTTAATTAATTGTATTGCTTTCATAATGTTTGTTTAATAGAATGATATTTCGTTTTTCTTTGCGTAGTATTTGTCCATTTTCTTTTTATTTACGCATTTTTTACATACTCCCCTTATTCCGTCTTTGTTTGTTTTGTCTATTGTAAAGTCTATCTTTTGTTTTGTTTCTTTACATTCTCTGCATTGTTTCATAGTGTTAAGTTTAAAAATTACCCCCTCCAATAAATAAAGAATACCCTATATATTTTTTAATTATTAATAATAAGGAGAGGGCAAATGTTATTTGGTTTTTAAATATAGTTCCATTGCCGACCTATTAGCGGCCTTTTCTGTATCGTTAGATAATCTGTTTGTGTCTCCGTAAGCTTTGTATTGTGCTTGTAGTTCGTCGTTCTTTGACATTAACGCTTGGTGCCTTTGTTCCCTGTAAACCTCTAACATTTCGTAAAAGGTTGGCATATCCATACGATCGTAAACTTTACCGTATTTATATTTTACCATTCCCTCCAAAAACAAAAGAATATCCTGTATTGCCAATTGGTCCTCTTCTGCTGATTCAATCAATGAATATGATAATTCTGTTATTTGGTCTGAATTCATACCAACTCTAAGATTGAATGAATTTAAGGTCTTAGTAATTGCCTTTGCCAAAACAATTGAAATCTTATCATTGCCATATAATTTTGCTAATGCAGGTAGTCTTTCACTAACAGGTACAAATTCAATAATTGCTAATGGCATTGGTTCGCCTTTTTCCTTAAACCTGCATAATTCGTTAAATACTTGTCCGCTATTACCAACCATTATTGCGTTTAACAAATGACGTGAGTAACTGTTCGTCGGTAACTTTTGGAGTTTGTTTTGAGTTGTTGCCTGTATTTCGTTTAATAATTTCATCGTTAAAACATTTTTGGTTTAAATATGTTGTTGGGTGTTTTCTATATTGTTTGTCTGGCGTCGATTCAACGTAATTCTTAACAGAATTTAAAGCTAATTGTTTTTCGTGTTCTGTCAAAATATTCCAAGACTTTTTTGCCTTTTCTTTTCCTAGCTTATAATCATACCATAAAAACCAATCCTCAAACAAATCATCTACTATATTTACTTTACTTAACTTTACTTTACTTATATTTT